AAATGTCATTTAAAGAATTTGCTGAAGAAGTAAATGAGTGGGGAGTATTACCATCTTTAATTACTGAAGCAGAATACCAAGGTAAAAAAGTAAAACTAAACGATCCAATTAGAGGCGGTAGTAAGAAATTTTACGTATATACTAAAAACGAAAAAGGCAACGTAGTCAAAGTATCATTTGGTGATACAACAGGATTAAGTATTAAGAGAGATGATCCTGCAAGACGAAGAAGCTTTAGAGCAAGACACAATTGTGATAATCCAGGACCTAAATGGAAAGCAAGATACTGGTCTTGTTATCAATGGAGAGCGGGAGCAAAGGTAAATAACTAATGACAACTAGATACAGACAATCATGGCACTTGAACGAATTTACGCTTGTTCATGTAGTAAGATATAGAGATCCACTAAACAAAAAAAGATTTGCAGTACCTTTTAAAACAAAAGAAAAGGCACAAGCAAAGATGGATCAATTAAAAAGAGATGGTGTAAAAGAGATAGAAATTACACAAGACACTTTAAGAGGTAACGTTAAGTTTAAAGAAGGCAAAGAAGGTGACGCTTATGCTATTGGTATGGCACAAGCAAAAAAATCTATGAATGACGAACCACCTTTAGAGAAAAAAACTATAGAAAAAGGCCATGAAATTGCAAAAGCAATATTAAAGAAAGAAGATGTAGCAATTAATATGCTTGAGGCAATGAGTCCTGCTCAAATTAAAAAATTAAAAGATAGTTGGGCAGAAATAAAACTTATGTCACCTGAAAAAGTAAAAACATTAAAGAACTTTTTAGACAAATATTCTACAGATACATTAATGCAACTTGCACAATCAGGTATAAACTTTGTATCTAACATGGCAAGAAGTGTTGCAATGAAAAGAAAAACAGGCGATATGAAACATGCTGGTTCTATGAAAGAAGAATTAGGTAAAGAAGATGAACCTAAAGTACAAAAGATTATAGGTAAACTTAAAAAGGCAAGTGACGCTCATGCTGGTCAAGCAAAAGATTTAGAGAAGGCAATGAAAGAAGAAACGACTGACTCTGAAAGAATGGCTAAAATGAGAGTTAGACAAATGGAATTACAAACTAAATTAAGAGATTTAGATGTAGGTAACCCTAAAGATAAAACACCAATTGCAATCGCAAAAAACGACTTGGAGAACATACAAATGAAAATGGATCAACTGAAAAACAAAAGAGAAAGTAAAGAGCATCCTGCAAAAGCATTATACGAGAAGATTGCTGCTGTAAAAAATAAAGCAGAGAAAACAGGAATGCCTTACTCAATTCTTAAACAAGTATATAACAGAGGAATGGCTGCATGGAAAGGCGGACATAGACCTGGTACTACACCACAACAATGGGCAATGGCTAGAGTAAATAGTTTTGTAACTAAATCATCTGGTACGTGGGGTGGTGCAGATAAAGATTTAGCTAAAAAAGTAAGGAGTAGTAAGTAATGGAAAAGAAATATTTTGATACAAAACAAGGTAGTGTAGAAGAAAAAATCAATACGATTGCTACATCACAACCATCTATTTCAAAACCTGAAACAGATGTTAAGTTATCAGTAGATAAGAAATACTTTGAAACTAAAAAAGGATCAATAGAAGAAATCGCAAGTAAACTTGTTGAGAGTAAATTAGATCCAGTTAATAAAGACGCTGTTAAGAAAAAGTTTGACGACAGAAAAGATAAAGACATTGATAACGATGGTGATACAGATTCTACAGACAAGTATCTTCACAAAAGAAGAGCTGCAATATCTAAAGCAACTGAAGCAGTAAGTCCTGCTCAACAAGCTGCAATTGCAATATCTAAAAAAGAACGTGGTGAAAAACCAAAGAATGAAGCTGTAACACAAGACGACCATGGTGAAAAACAAAATGCTAAAAAAGTTAAAGACTATACTGATCCTAAAAAAGGTGAGAAGAAACCTTTTAAATCTTTAAGAGCAGAAACAAAAATTATCAAACTAGGCGACAAAGGTAAAACTGCTACTGGTAAAGACGCTGGTGCAATAGACGTAGAACCTAGTGCAAAACCTATCTAGTTGCGACATTTTGTCAATTGACAAAGGCACTATTATATGATAGTATAATAGTATAAGGAAAACACTATGACTAAACCTATCATATATTGCGATATGGATGGAGTACTTGCAGACTTTAAAACAGGTGCTCAAAGAACCACAGGTATGTCAATCAACAAGTGGATGAATATACCATCATCTAAAGAAAAATGGGGATTGATCAAGGCAAAGAAAAACTTTTGGAGTACTCTTCCTTGGATGCCTGGTGGCAAACAGTTATGGTCTTATATATCTAAACTTGACCCACATATATTATCAGCATACGTAGAAGAATCATTTGATCCTAATTGTATTCCTGGTAAAACTGAATGGTTAAGACGAAACGCAGGTATATCAAATCGTTCAAAGATTAACCTTGTAAGAAGAAAAGAGAAGAAACTCTTTGCTAAAAAAGGTAGTCCTTCTATTCTGATTGATGATTATGAGAAAAACGTAAGAGAGTTTATCAATGCAGGTGGTAAGGCAATACATCACACAAACACATCAAAAACTATATCTGAACTTAAAAAGTTAGGCTTCTAATCTTATAAATAGTACTAGTTATATAACAATAATTAATTAATTATTTAAAAGAATAGGGAGAAACAAATATGAGCTCATGGGGAAAAGCACACGCTAGTGCTAGTAACAAGCCAAAATTTGCACCTGTTGATGAAAACGCACCTGACAATAGAGGCGACATTTACGCAACTAATCAAGGTTGGGTAAGAGCTGCTGGAACCAAGGGTTCAGGTAATGACAACGTAAATGCTCAACCAGAAGTTTTGGTTGCAATCGGTGGTCTTGCAGGTACTTCAGCAACAACAGGATTAAGAACACCAACTATTACGAGAACAAGATTCGTAGTTGGTACTACAGCGAATACTGACTTTACAGCGAATGACGCTAACGCACAAATTGATGTAGAGATTACATTTGACGAAGCAGTTACAGTAACAGGTTCGCCACAATTGACGGTCACTAATAATGACGGTTCAGGTGGTGGATATGGTAACTTAACACTTGCTTACATATCAGGTGAATCAACAGCTAACCAGTTAAGATTTAGAAAAACATCTGGTGGTATTGGTAATACAGACGTTTTAACTGTATCAACATTAGCACTTAACGGTGGTACTATCAAAGATACAGCGGCAGCAGCAGCAGGTAATACAGTTGCAGCTACACTAACTTATGCTAGTGGTGTCGCAGTTTCTAAAACTGTAACAAGTTAATAATTTAAATGTATAAGGGCGCTCAAAGTGCCCTTATATATACTATATGAACAAAGTGATCTAGGCAAATACCTAGAGTAGCATTCCCGAAAGGGTTAATAGGAGATAAAAATGGCAGACAAAAAAATAACGGCATTGACCGATTTAGGTGACTCGTTGGCTTCAGCTGACTTGTTTCACGTAGTGGATGACCCAAGTGGTACTCCAATCAACAAAAAAATATCAGCAGAAAATGTGTTTAATAACATACCTAGTTTTTTAGGTTTAGCACAAGCTTCAGAAGCAATTACTGCTGACGCTTCATCACAGGTTGCAAACGTAACATCAGCTGTGACTGAAATAAACGCAACATCAGCAACTGGTGCTATATCATTAGCAGATGGTGCTGAAGGACAAATCAAAACATTTATCAATGTATCAACATCAGGTACAAACAACGTAGTAATTACACCAACTAACTTACGTGGTGGTACTACTATTACTTTGAATGCTGAAGGTGAAACGGTAACATGTTTATTTAAAAATGCAAAATGGAATGTAATCGCAGGTAACGGTTACGCTGTTGCATAATATATTATAAGGAAATATTATGGGAATTAGTATAAAACAATTAGAAGAAGAAAGAGTTGTGTTAGCAAAAACTTTTGACGATTTAAATATAAAAATTAAACAAGTTGAGGGTGAAACACAAAAAATGAGAAATAATTTGAATGCTGTACATGGTGCATTACAACAAATGGACAAACTAATAAAAATGGAGAGGGTTCATGCAGTTGATGGTCCAGGTAAAGCCAGTTTAGAAATTGAAGAAAAAGAAGAAGCTAAACTGTTAAACGAGGGTGATAAATGAAAGAAGATAGGGATAGTTTTATAGAGGATCTTGCTGACAATACGCCAAACGAAGGTCAGTTTGATAAATTTATGGAAGCGGAAGTACATGACGCTGAAGAAGACCTGTTGGCAGGCAAAACTTTTAAGAAATTAAAAGACGAAGTAAAAAAAGGAGATAAAAATGTCTGATGAAGTAATTAGATATGGTGCTGGTGGCGTTCCTTACGTAAAGAAAAGTCCTGCGCCTAAAAAAGAAGAAGTTAAAGAGGAAGTAATATCTGAAATTTTAACAAAGAATCCTAACAAAGAGGATAAAGAGGAAACAAATGAAAACGTTTAAACAACACATAAAAGAAGGCGGTTCATATGGCGTTGGCACACCACACCAAACTTCAGTAGAAGATGGATCAATGGGTGCTCACAATATACATGAACCTGCAATCTTACAAAGAGTGAACGCTTTTGTTGGATCTATTGCTGATAAAGAGTATATACAGCCTGAGGCTGCTCTATCTCAATTAGAAACTAGATTAAGAACAATTGGTGTTCAGTTAAAAGACTCAATAACAATTAATGATAAAAAAGGAACTTTTGAAAGCGGATTAAGTTTTAATGGTGGTCGTTTCGGTAAAGATACTGACGGTAGTGATATAAATGATGATGGTATAACACATAAAGTTGGTAAAGAGTTAAAACTAAAAGGTAGATACGAAACATTAGAGAACGGCGCTGTAAAAGTTTATGCAGAGCTTGGCTAATGTTTGATAAGATAACAAAGAAGAATTGGTTATTTTACGCTATAAAAAACTACAATGTTCCTAATTTAGATAGTGAACAGGAGTTTTATGAAGATGTGAAAAGATTTAAATATCTTAAACGTCTATTTCGTAAATACAAAACAACAGGTGAATTAAAAACTAGATTAGTTTTAAATCATATAATTGTTTTAACAAATGTATTTGGTAATGAGGCAGCTGCGACTTTGTTATTGTTTAAGATTGAAAGAGAATACTGGTCTGTATTAAAGACTTTCTTACAATACTTAAACATAATAAAAGAAGAAGAATTGCCAAACGTGAAGATTAACAAAACTTTGTTATCAAGTTTGGAGAAATTATAATGGGAAGAGCAATAGATTTATTAATAACGTATAGGGTAATTAAGATGTTAGTTACACCTTTTGAAAAGCAACCTGCTTATGCGTTAGGTATTATTGATAAGAATGGTAAAGTATTGAGAAAAGCAAAGACGTTAAAGACTGCTAAAGAAAAAGAAGCATACACTTTGTTACATAGATTTGTTTTTAATTTAAAAAGACTTATTAATGTTGTACCAGGTGGTAAAACTAAACTAGGAACATATGCTGCTGCTTTAGGTTTGTTATTGAAAGAGGGAAAAGATTTAAACATGGTTGAGTTAGAAAAAGATTTATATAAACATCTTTCAGAAAATGACTTAATCAAATTAGACGATATAAATGAAACTATTGGGTTTGATTTCTTACAAGAAGGTAAGTATATTGTAACAGATCAGTTAGAAGATTTAAATGGTAATGTTACTGCTGAAGTAGGTGATGTTGTATATACAACTGAAAATCAAAAACCTTTTGATAATTATTTTGGTGTAAATTTATATCATGTTATCAACGAAGATACAAAAAAACAAGTTATGGTATCAGAGGATAATATAGAGAGGATAAGACTATGATAAGTTTTAAACAATTAAGAGAAAAATGCTGGGCAGGATACCATGCTGTTGGTATGAAAAAGAAAAACGGCAAGATGGTTCCTAATTGTGTGCCTAAATCAGAAAGTGTATCTTCAGATGACGATTACAGAGCAAAGAAGAAAGCACTACAAGATATTCAAAATGATCCTAAACAGATGGCTGTAGTAGGTAGAGATAAACTTCTACAAAGAAAAGATAAGTTAGATAAAGAATACCAAGATTTTAAAAACAAAGATAAACTAGCAGCTTCTGTAAAAGAAGACGCACCTGCAAATGCAGTAGGTGATGGTTCAGCAGTGGCAATGCCACCTGCACATGAACCAGGAGTACATGTAAAGAAAAAGAAAAAAAATGTTTTAGGTTTATTAAAAAGAGAAGATTACGATAGAGTAGAATTAGAAAACGTTATAAACAAGATTTCTTCAAACCAAGACATAGAAGAAAAGCAAATTAAACCTATCGTAAACAATATCAAAATGAAAAAAGATAAAGGCACTTATACTGAAGAATTTGGCATGAGAGCATTTAGATATGTTGTAGATACTGAAATTACAGAAACAGTATCGGAAGAATACAGAAATAAAATTGCCTCATCTTTATTGGCAAAATATGAGTAAATCTTTTAAAGAATTAAGAGAATATGTAAGAGGGTTTGGTACGTATCCTGGCGATACAATGAAACCTATGGCGTCACTAGGTGGTGCTCAGTTTTTTCCTAATAGAAGATATGCAACAACAATGCCTGCAATGTCAGCTGCTTATAAAGGTGCAGGTCATGGTACAATTAAACCTATGGTTACTGCTGACACTAAAAGAATACCTAGAAAACCAGGTCAGAAAGCAAAGTCAGATAAACATAGTGACTTATATACAGATGAAGACCCTAAAGGTACAATACATGGTCTAGGTTTTACAGATAAGAAGAAAGCGAAACAATCAGTAAGTAAGATAAGAGGATCAAGTAGAACTCATGCTCATAAAATGCAGGCTGCAATCGCAATGTCACAAAGAGCTAAAGTTGCAAGTCAAAGAGCAAAAGATCCTGAAAAGAAAAAAGACTTGGGACAGGCACATAACGTCTATCAAAAGTATATAAACAAAAATAAAAAGAGCAAGGACTAATATGGAACTATTAATCGGATTAGCAATGAAATTTTGGCAATGGTCAATCTTAATTGCTGTAGTAATAATAACATTTTTAATTAATTTATTAGATAAGAAAAAATCAAGTAATTTAAAATTTAGTTATACAGAAATGCCAGAACTAAAACCTATTGCAATCAAAACAAAAGGTAAAGGGTTTTGGAAAGGTATAGTAATGTGGTTACTTTCAACTAGAAATTGGGAGATAACAAAAGACTGGCACTATAACATCAATGGTGTTGAGTATGTAATACCAGCAGGTTTTACATTTGATGGTGCAAGTATACCTAAATTTTTAAGAACCTTTTTCTCACCAGTTGGTGTATTACTGATTGGTGGTCTTGTACATGATTATATGTACAAGTACGCTGCTTGTAAGCCAAGCACGGAAGGCGCACCTTTAATGTTAGTAAATCAAAAAGATTCAGATAGAATTTTTAGAGATATTAATATTGAAGTAAATGGTTTCTATTCAATGAACTATCTAGCATACTGGTCATTAAGATTAGGTGGCTGGGTTGCATGGAATGGTCATAGAAAAAGAAACGTTAAGATCAAATAACATATAAGGAGTAAACTAATATGGAATGGTTAAAACATAGAGTAAAAGAAGTATCATCATGGCATGGTGGTGCTTTAATCGCAATAGGCTGCATTATATTATTCGCAGGACCTTTTGCTAAAATGGCTGCATGGGCTTCAATCGCATGGGGACTATGGGCAATTTGGAAGAAAGACTAATTTAACTATGGGATTTAGATTATTTTTTATTGGAATATTCATCAGCGCCCTACTAGGCGCTGGTGGATACATCTTTAAGTTACAGAAAGATAACACTATACTTAAAGCAAATGCTATCAAAATGGAATCAGCAATTGCTGATCAAAAGAGTTTAATTGAAAATCAAAAGAAAGATTTTCAGGAGATACTAGACGCTAACAATAAGATGAACGAGTTAGTTGGTCTACTAAAAAAAGACCTAGAAGATTTAGATAAAAGATTTAACAAGAAGAATAGAGATGTTGGTAAGTTAGCCATACAGAAAACAGAGTCTATTGAAAGAATAACTAACGGTGCGTCAGCACTTGCTACAAGATGTATTGAGATCGCAAGTGGATCACCTCTAACAGAAAAAGAAAAGAATGCTACAAAGAAGTCTGAAATTAATAGTGAGTGTCCTAGTATCGCTAATCCTTCTTACATCCCTTACTAGTTGTTCGGGTGTAAAACAATTAGAGATATTTAAGAAAGAAGTTCCTAGAGAAAAACTCAATCTGAACAAGCCCACACCACTTGAATTAGAGAATTTAAGATGGATTATTATTACTAGTAATAACGCTGAGGAAGTGTTTAAAAAACTAGAAGAACAAGGCATTGATCCTGTACTATGGGGTCTTACAGACAAAGATTTTGAACTTCTGGCAAAGAATTTTGCACAAATTAGGAATCAATTGAAGATTACAAATGATTTACTAGATAAATATAAAGAGTATTACGAAAGTGATTTAGAGGACAAAAATGAAAAATAGACTTGATATATCAGATCAAACGGCTGTGTCCATGCCAATGAAAAATTTGATTGCCATTATTTCAGCAGTCGCTGTTGGTGTGTGGGCATACTTCGGTGTGTTAGAGCGTATCACAATGCTTGAAACTAAAAGTACACTTGCAGAAAAAGATTTAATGCAGGCAGTTGAAACAATATCTGCTGATTTAGAAAAAAATACAGAATTTAGAATTAAGTGGCCTCGTGGAGAAATGGGATCACTACCTGCTGACTCGGAGCAATTTATGTTGATTGAGCACATTGCTGGTCAGGTGGAAGCCATACAAAAACAAATGGAAAATATGATGAACAATGGGGTCAACATCAAAAGATTACAAGAGGATGTAAAAATCCTTAGAGATGATGTTGAAAAATTAAAAGATAGTAATAGAAGAATTATCTATCAAAACGGAGATAAGAAAACACAATGAAAAAATTAACTAGTATATTATTTTTATTATTATTTACAACTAGCGTATTTGCAGCTAAATTATATACTGGTGGAGAAAAGTATGAGAAAGATGGTGTTATCGCTTTGACACTAACACTTAACGGAAAATTAATTGAATGGGTTTACAAAGAGAATATAAGTCAATGCTTAAAATCTAAAAGGGTAGCAAGTAGAGAAGTAGGCGGCGAAAGAGTTATATTTTCTTGTAGATCAGTAAAAGCATTATTACAAGAAGACAAACAAGCAAAATACGGAATAAGGTTACTTAAAATATTAGACTAATGCAAGGTAGAAATTTATTACTCGGATTACTAACTGTTATCTTATTACTAGGTGGTTTAAGTTTAGCATATGCCGATTGTACAGGTTGTGGTGATGATGGTCACCAAGTTTGTCCTATTGAAAAGAAACATAAACATGTCACTATACTAAAACAAGAACATGCTGTTTCTGAATCAGAACCAGAAAATGGTGTTGTATTTGCAGTTTGTATCTTTGAGGTTGCTGAAGACGGCACAAGAAAATTAGTAGATCATGTCGCAAGTGAAAACTTAATGAACTGCTTGAAAAACAAAAGAGAAGCAGAAAGAAAGTACAAAGAGTCTAAAGAAAAAGACGGTGTATTTAATATGACCTGTGATAAAGTTGACGCTAAAGTAAGAGTAAAAGAAGACGGAAGTTGGGAAATACTTGAAATACTTGGTAGACACGAACAAGCCTACGAGAGAAAAAAAGTTTACGAATAGTAATTGTCAATCTGATTGACTGCTTGACAATTCTAAAAATGTATGTTAGTATTAACATATATAATAATATTATTAATTAATAATGGAGTTTATAATGAAACATTATATAAAAACAATAACAATAATAAGTGTAATGCTTATTACAATGATGTCAGCAATTGCAAAGGCTGATAACATTAAAATCGCCGAGTTAAATTGGCAATCTGGATCAATGATAGCCTACATTGATTCTTATATCATAAAACATGGTTATGGACACGATACTGAAGTCGTTCCAGGTGGCATTGACGCTACTATTGAATCAATGTTGGCTACAAACTCACCTAATATAGTTGGAGAGATGTGGATATCATCACTTGGTGATAACGCTCTTACAGCTCTTGATGATAAATCTCTTATTTTAGCAAGAGATGGTGTTATACAAGGTGCAGGTGAAGGCTGGTTTATTTCAAAAGATATTGCAGAAAAGCATGGTCTTAATACTATTGAAGATGTATTAGCACGACCAGACTTATTTCCACATCCTGAAGATTCAAGTAAAGGTGCACTTGTAACTTGTCCTGAAGGTTGGACTTGCAAACAAAAAAATCTAAACCTATTTAAAGCTTTTGACATGGAAGCGAAAGGTTGGAAAATATTAGAACCAGGTTCAGGTACAGGCTTGAATGCTCATTGGGAAGGTTCTGTAAGTAAAGGAATAGGTGCCTTTGGTTATTATTGGACACCTACATCATTTGTAGGTCGTTTAAATTTAGTAGGACCTCTTTCATCTGAAGTAGGATTCGCTGGTGAAGATAACTGGCTTAAATGTATTTCTTTGAAAGATGAGATGTGTGATAATCCACAACCAACACAATGGCCATCATCTAAAACAGGAACTATTATTACACCAGGTGTTGATCAGGCAGTAGTTGATTATGTATCTAAAAGAACGTTTAGTGGTAGTTTAATCACTAATACGTTAGTATGGATAGAAGATAATCAAGCAACAGCAGAAGATTCTGCTTTGTATTTTTTAAATACACATCCTGAAATCTGGACAAAATGGGTAACACCTAAAGCCGCTAAAAAAGTTAAGGCGTCTTTAAAATAAGGTGATACACTTTGAACTTCCCCTCTTTAGATAGAGATACTATCACAAGCTTTAAGAAGTCTATTGATAGTGGATTTAGAGAGTTTGCTAGTAATTGGGGTGAATGGTTTACAGAACTGCTCTCCCCAATTCTTTGGTTACTTATTCACTTTGAAGAATTATTAATTGCTACACCTTGGTATATATTTTTAAGTATAATAAGTTTATTACTTTGGAAAGCAACACAAAACTGGAAACTAATACTAGGTTTTTTAATTAGTTTTATCTTAATTGGTTTAGTTGGCATGTGGGATGACACAATGCGAACACTAGCCATCGTACTTGTTTCTACGCTTGTCTGTATAGTTATTGGTATTCCTGTAGGAATATTAATGGCAAAAAATAATTTAGCACACAAAATCATTTTACCCATACTAGATTTAATGCAAACTATACCGCAGTTTGTATATCTAATTCCTGTTGTAATGTTATTTGGACTAGGCAAAATACCAGGTTTAATTGCTATAAGTGTTTATGCTATACCTCCAGTAATTAGATTTACAAACATTGGCCTACGAGAAGTTGATAAAAATTTAAAAGAAACAGCACAAGCATTAGGATTAAAACCTTTACATATTTTAAGACTTATTGAATTATCTTTAGCACGTAATGTTATTCTTGGCGGTGTAAATCAAACGGTTATGATGGCATTAGCAATGGTTGTTATTGCTAGTATGATTGGAGTGCGAGGTTTAGGAGCACAAGTTATGCAATCAATAGGTAATGGATATTTAGGATTAGGCGTAATAAGTGGGTTATCAATTGTCGCACTTGCAATCATTATGGACAGAGCAATACAATCATACAATAAACGCTATGATAAGTGGAGAAATTATAAATAATAGTATGGATTCAGATATGTTATTAATGATAAGTAGATTATGGCCTATATTCGTGGCTTTTATTCTACTAATTGTCACACTTGCTCAAGCTCATTATAGAATTAAGGTTCTGGAAGAAAAAGTCAAAGTGGCTTTTGAGCTAATTAACAAATTACAAAGTAAATAACTTTTATAAATATATCTAAAGAGAGAGAAATTTATGAAAAAATCATTAGCTATTGTAGCAATACTATCAATATTTTCTAGTGTAAATGCCTCAGAATTAAAATTTGAGTTTGGTAATCCATCATTTTCAGGTAGTGGTAAAAGTACACATTATTTAACCATTGAAAACATAGAAAAAACTAGAAAAGATACAATAGAAGCACAGAAAAAAGCAGACGCAAAAGCTTTACAACAAGAATTAAATGCAACAGCTGTAGCAAAATTTCAAGCAAATTTAGAAGCAAGATTTTATACTGCTCTTGCAAAACAAATTACAGACAACGTATTTGGTTCTGATGGTCTACAACAAGACTCAGGAACATATACAGATACAGCAGGTAATATTATAACTTGGGCAACTGTAACTTCAGGTGATAACGCAGGCGTGACCGTGACCGTACAAGAACCAGACGGTACAACAACAAGTTATACTTTACCATATCAGGATAATCAATAATGTTTAAAACTTTAAGTGTAATATTACTATCTTTTATTTTAGTAGGTTGTGCTACTAATAAAGCAAACTTTGATGTAAGAACACAAACTGTTGCTTATAAAGATTTAGAAAAAGTAAAAGCACCTAAAGGTGATCCTATTATAATAGCAGTCTATGATTTTTCAGACATGACAGGTCAAAAGAAACCAGGTGGTAACTTTGCCTCTATGAGTTCGGCAGTTACTCAAGGTTCATATCAACTATTAATTAAATCTTTACAAGACGCAGGTGATGGTAAATGGTTTAGAGTTGTAGAAAGATCAAGTCTACCAAGTTTATTACAAGAAAGAAAATTAATTAGAACAACTAGACAAATGGCAAATGGCGAAAACGCAGAACCTTTACCTGCTTTATTATTTGCTGGTGCATACATTACTGGTGGTATTGTAGGTTATGATAGTGATATTAAGTCAGGTGGTTTTGGTGCTAGGGTTTTAGGAATATCAGCAAATACACAATACAGACAAGATATTGTTACAATAATTTTAAGATTAGTAAATGTACAAACAGGTGAAGTAGTTATATCAACAACAATAGAAAAGACTATCGTATCAACATCAACAGGTGGAGATGTATTTAAATATTTTGACGCCGACACAATGTTAGTAGAGATAGAAACAGGTTATGCTAAAAACGAACCAGTTACTTTTGCAGTAAGAAAAGCAATAGAAAAAGGTGTCGTAGATTTAATTCATTTAGGTGCAGAAAAAGAGTTATGGGAATTTAGTGCAGACGTAGTAGAAGTGCCTGAAATAAAAGATTATGTTGATATAACAACAGAAAACGAAGAAACTAGTATTGAAGTTTTAACAGAAACAGAAAAAGATTTAGTACAAGAAAACGATAATAAAGAGTGGAACGATTTAGAA